GCATCTTAATCTTTAACCCTGGATTATCAGAAAATCTTCTATTTTCTTTTCTTCTGATTTTTTTAGTAAAAATCTTTGTACTTACTCCAGTAAATCGTCGAATGTATCCACGCCAATCAAACTTAGGTTTTAGGATCTCTTCGATAACAATACGATCTTTAATTTCTGCAGGAACAGTACCACGTTTCTTTAGAGTTTGCTCTTGTGCTTCTTGTAGAATTCTTTGCACTTGCTTATCAATAAGATTCTTTTCTACTTCAGAAACATCTTCAAACTCTTCCCACGTACTATGATCAGGCACACCTTGATTGTTATCCATGCTATCACAAAGTTTATCAAAACCACTATCGCCCGACGATCCTTTTTGATCCTTCTCTTCTTTAGCTTGTTTTAGTTTATCGTAATAATACCTTGTGCCAGCTTTTCTATCTAAGTTTAAATCTGGATAATCATCAATATTTATTCCTCCTTCAGGTAACCAACTAGGATCAATGTATTGATTTATCTCCATGTCCATTGCAATGTTAGCTAGCTTACGATCAGAGAAAGAAAAGAATATACCTAAATGATTAAATGCTATATGCAAAAGCTCATGTTTAAGTAAACCCTTACGATGATCAGAACTCAAACTTTCCCAAAACTCAGGATTAATAGCAAGCTGATAGTTAATACCGTTCTTACTTACACCTGCCGTAGGAATATTATCTTTCCAAACTTTATTTAACATAATCAAAAAGAGCCCGTAATAGGGCTCCTTTAACATTAAATCTTTGCTAATTTGACTTAGCGATTCTGCCCTATTCATAGTTCTTTGATTTTAGAACTTATAATTTCCGTAGCCTTCTCTACTCCTATAGTTTTAACTAAGTCACTAAAGTCAGTGACGCCAGGTAACTCAGGAACAAAGAAATGTGGGATATTATAAGTATTAGTAAAATTTTCGGATAACTTTTTACCCGCACTGTCATTGTCAAACAAACAAATTACTTTTTTGAATCTTTGTTTGTATTCATCCATTACAGAGTCTTTCATCATTACTGACTCAGACTGTAAACCTATAGCAGAAATGTTTAAACAATCATGAATACTCATTACATCTTTTAAGGACTTTGTTATAATTAATAACTCCCCACTAGGAGGCAGGTTAGTATAACCTTGATGTACAGAATAATTTGCATTGTTAATCCATTTCTTTAGTTTACTTTCAAAAGGTTGATAGATTTTATAACTGATTCTATTGTCTTTTAGCTCTACATATGCATAAGCATAGTCAACAGCTTTTACAGCAGTGTCATTATAAAATATATAATCTACAGGATGAACATTAAACTTACTTAACGTACTCTTCTTTATACCAAAGCTTGACCAATAGTCTTTGTCTCTAATTAACCACGGACGAGATTTTATACCTAGCTTTATGGCCGATCTATCTACTATTCTTGTATAGTTTACTTGCTGTCTTTCAACAGTAACATCAAACTTTGCAAGTTTTAAGTCGTAAGCTATCTTTTTAAGACTAGTAGGGTAATCAAGATTAAACATCTTCATAACCAAAACTACAAAATCACCACAGTCGTTAGTGGCAAAGTCTTTAAACATCAAGATATTTCTTTGGTGTTTGTGAAAATATAAAGCAAAAGATGGGATATTATCCTCCCGTAAAGGGCTATGAAATACTCCAAGATCTTTAATATCTTCACCTAAGTAAAAAGAATAAATCTCTTCTTGAGTGACGTATTTTAAGATGTCCTCTCTAGTAATTTGTGAGTTAAACTCAATAGAATTAAGGTTTATATTCTCCATAAGAAAAAAAGAGAGGGATAGTTAGTCCCTCTCTGTAAAGTTAATTAGTTTTTAATCACCAATCATCTCCCTCGACGATATCATTTGCATTTCCCGTAGGAGCATTAACAAATGAATCTTCTTCTACACGAGCCATTGCATCTAAAGTACCTGGCTTCAAACGTGTTTCTCCAAGAGATACGCTCATTGGCTCCATAAAAGGAACCCAAGAACGAGGTTGGATGTATTTCTTCACACTAGAAGTAGTACCATAGTTAGCGAAGATTCTAAATTTCTGTGGATTATTTAGACCGTCACGGATGATTTTCATACAACCGTCTAGTAATCCTCTAGCAGAATCAAAACCTGCAGCAAACTGATAGCTACCACCATAGATAGCATGGATGATGTGTTTCAACACTTTACCTTGTTTTTGTACAAGCTCATCAACACTATTGTAGTCAGTTGCTTTCTCTACATACCAGAAAGAACTATTACAAGCACCACCTTTAGAATCAGTGAACACTAGTTTGTAATCAGGCGCATTTACATTATCCTCTGGCTTTTTCTTCACCACAGTAACTGTAATATCTTCTGCAATACCAGCATTTCCTCCGTTAAAAATTGCTGCTCCTTCTTTTGCGTCAAAAGACGCGTCATTTAAATTATACATCTGTTATTTGTTTTTAAAAATTAAAAATTACCATACATCTTCTTCAGTCGATTCAGTGTTACCTGAATAAGACTCTTCTACTTCTATTAACTCTGCAATTGGAGCTGTCTCATAAGTATCACTGTCAAAAGTTTGATCAGAAATAACTTCTTCTGTAGCTACAGTCTCTAATTCAAAAGCAGAATTATGTTGCGGTTCTACATAAAGAGACAACTCACATACACCAGCACCAATAGCATCAGCATTGATTACTTCAAATGTAGTTTCTACTTCAGTGTTTAAACCCAAACGCTTTGCAATAAACTCATAAGTTCTTTTGTCACTCAAAGTACAAGTCTTAGTAAGTTTGAAACCTGCTTCACCACTAGCTTTGCGAATATAAATGTGCATACCATCAGCAGTAAAACCAAAAGATACTCGGTCTTCACCTTGAATACCTAAAGTTTCTTGTGCTGCTTTATTAAAGCTAAACTTACGACCAGCACCTGGCTTATCAATTGCTGACATTGTGATTGCTGCAAAGTTATACTTTTCTTCTTTGCGTTTTCTTTGTGCGGGAACTGCATCCCAAATTAAATCTTGCATTTTTGTTTGATTTTTAAATTGAATAATATTCACGAATTGATTTATTAACTTCTACTAGATCATTAGGAATAGTAGCTTCCTCGAACATTTCTAGAGGAGTTTTACAAGTATCCGAACCTGATGATACGGTTCTAAATACATGATTGTTTGGTTGCCCAGGGTTTTTGATAATCTCAGCATAGAGTACAATAGTGCTGAATGACTCAGGAACGAATCTTTCTAGCATTTTACCTTGTACACCAATACGCTCAGATGAAAAACCTCCATCATCATAATGGGTTTCTGGGTGAGCAAATAAATAGACAATGATATCCTCTCTCACAGAGTCATTGATAAAGTTTATCAAATCATACTGTGCAGAAGCCATCTTTGTCCACTTGTCAAAACCTTTCTCTGCACGAAAACTTGGATTCATGATCGCATCTGTCATAATTCTTGACCAAGTGTCGATTATAATAGTTTTAACATTAGGTAATTCATTTACCTTTTTCAGTGTTGCTAACACTACATTTACATCCGAAGTCTTACGATAGTTACGTTTTTCTTCGTTGTATTTTAAATTAAACTGCTTGAAAGGCAGAGCCTTTTGATCAGTATTAATTATCACCGTCTCATCAGGATTTAGATTTCTTAAAGACGTTGATTTACCCATCCCTGATTTACCAACCAGGAAGACTAATTGACCCATAAATAATTGATTTTAAATTGTTTAACTACTTAATAAAGATAAGAAATTCTACGATAAATCCCTAATTTCTTGACGTATTTCTACCTCACGTTTGTTCTTTCTTTTCTGCCATAATTTACCTCTCAGATGTGGATGCTCTTCTTGTACTTTGCGTGATGCTCTACCAAATGCATCCATGTACGGTATTACTCTTTGCTCCATATCTTTTAGAAAATCTTTAGCAGATTTAGAAAAATCATAGTTTATCTCTCTGAGATAATGATAATACAATCTTTCATTAGAATCTCGTAATTCAGGGTAAGAACTTAACTTATTCTTCACCCATTGATACTTGTCCTTGATCATAGGTAATTAGGGTTACTAACAGTTGTTCTTGATAGTTAAGAATCTTTTTAATAACATCTAAGTTTGCTAGATCTTTAGGAAATTCTATAGCTAACTCTATATAGTTTCCTGAATTAATAGCTTCCATAGATAGTTTCTTAAGACAACTAGCAAGACCTGTGTATTCTATTGGATCATTCTTACGAAGCTTTACATAGAAATTTAACACTGACCCAAATTCTGTTCTAGCAACAGAATAATTACCAAGCCTATATAAGGCAGGTAACGGAAAGTCAGTGTCTATAGCTACTACTTCTTCAAATTCTCCAGAGAACCTGTCATCTGTTTGTTTCATTGAGTCACAAATCCTAGCAACTAGGTGTACTCCTTGTTTGTGTGCTTCTACGATATTACCATCGTACTCTTTAACTATTGGCATTGTTATTTGATTTACTTTTATAATACTCGTCAATTTTGCGCAACTCTTCGGGTTTTCCGATCAGTTCGTTAGCAGGAGGTAATTGATAATACCCACCAAACTCACCGATAAATAGAAAACTTGCTAAAAGATTTACGTCACCGTCACGATTTTTACAGATTTTAGCCAACCTGTAGCGATTCTTAAACTTAGTAATGTCATAACCTAAACACTTATCTACTTGATAATAGAAAGGACTAGCCAAACCTATCACAGTATTTGCATCCTCGGAAACATTACCAGTGTTCTTGATATCACTCAACATTGGCATCCAATTGTCATTCTCTCTACGATCCATTTGCTCAGAGCTACGATTAATCTGAGAGATAACCACAGGGCTGAAGTTAAACATATTACGGAAGAATACTAAGGTCTTAGAGGCTTTGTCTATTGCTTCTTTAAGATCTTTGTATTTACCATAGTCTATTAAACCTATATGGTCTATGACAATGAGGGTAATTAATCCAGGATTGTTGGGAATATACTCAACAATCAATCCGTCCTCGTTTCTAATAACTTTGCCACGTTTTTCAGCATAGGTTATTAGATCCTTGTACAGGAAATCAGGATTCAGACTGCTACGATAGTGCAGGTATTTGTTTTGAATCTCTTGCATTCTTTCTTCGTATAGAGGAATTAACTCTCTAACCTCTTCACGAATCCTTAAATCACCTCTAGATAGAATCTCATCTATAGAAGTTAGAATGCCATGTTCTTTCCAAATTAAAGCTGCAATATGCTTGGCAATTTGATTTTCTGGTGGAATCTCTAAGGAATAGTATATTATTTCTATATCATGGATGTAACCAGGATTTGTTTGCACAAAATCTATAGCTCCATACACATAGGTACTATTAACAAAAGCAGTTTTACCGACGCTAGTGCCCGCAAATATTAAATCATAACGTCCTTGTTGGATATTTTTAATATGCTTACTTAGCGTAGTAAATCCTTGAAAAGGTATGCCCTTGTTAAGACCCTTCTCGCCCCGCTCTATACTATTCTTTAATCTGTCCCAGTATTTAATCTTTGCCATCTCCTAATAATTTACTTACATATTCTATTTCATCAATTGTTTCTTTGCTAGATGGTACTACTTCTAATTGTCTGTTTAACCAATTAAGATTAGCTTTTATAATCGTCAATGCAAACTCATAGTCTCCAGGCTTCCAAGTTTTAGTATATAAAACTTCTAAAGCGCTGTTTATAGAGTTTAGTTTATCCATAATTTGACGATGATGATAGCTATCTTGATCCTTGATTATGTTTTTTAGTGCTAGCAAGTCTTTTTTGCGATTATTTAAAATACCTAAAGTAAACTCTAAATCGTTTGTGTGTTCCATTCTTGTTCTTCGTTACCTTCTGGTTGAATAAATACCTGCCAACTTTCCCACATAGAATTGTTTAACACAGTCTCCATGTTAGGCATAAATTGCATTTTATTTGCCCTACGTTGATTATTTACAAAAGCTTCTAAAGATCTAATAGCAAGTTTGTGATTGTCTATAGATTTAACTCTATCTAAGTATTTCTTTTCATGCTTTTTTGCAAGCTGTGAATCACCGCCAGCAGCTCTAAGAACCCTACTACCAACCCGTATAGGATAAAGATTATAGAACTCAAAGAAATTAATACTATCGCTACGAATCTCAAGCAGTTTTTCGACACTCTTTTTGCTTATTAAGGTTTCTGTAAATTTACTCGAACTATCGGAATTTAAAAGATACCCAGAATCTAGCAAACTATTACGTATTTCAATAGCTCTACTAATCCCATAGATTTCTTTTATGTCTTCAAAGTCTTTGTGGTACAGTAAAAATAATAACACAAATTGATCAGGCGTTAACTGTTTCCTCTTCAGTTTCGATATATTCAACGTTAGTTCCATGAGCATATAAGTTTAAAAATTCATCTAATTCACAAACTATAATTCTGTCTTTATTAATTCCTTCTAGTCTTTTCTTCATCCAGACTTCTTCCTGTGTACCAGGTGTATAAAGATTTATGATTATAGCTTCTTTATCAGGTTGTTTTCTTACTACTCGGCCCAACTGTTGAATAAATGTGCGCTTAGTACTTGTTGAGCCAGCAATAATTGCTAAAGAACAATCAGGCACATTGAAACCCTCGTTCAAAGCTTGTACAGAACTTAAGAATCTAACTTTAGTTCTCTTGTCTTTGAATCTTTTGACAATTAACTCTTGATCTTTTCTTTTGATTTTACTGTGAAAAGTCATACAGATATCTCCTAGAGTATCTTGTAAGTACTCAGCAAACTCAGTAGTTGCACTAAATATTAAGCCGTTTCTTTCAGGAAAATGATCTATGATTGCTTTAGTCACAGATATTTTATTGATATTGTTTTGGCAAATATTCTTGCGTTTTCTCATAGAGTTATAATACGCACCTGCTTGTCCTTGTAAAGCTTTATCAGAAGACTTTAGATAACTAGTAGCATTCTTAAAAGCTTGTCCACCGTGACCAAGTTTAGCTGCAAAATGCTTAAATGCATTATTCGCTTTGTTATACTCTACTTGTTCTTCAGGAGATAAATTCACAGGAATATTATAAACAACATAAGGAGCAATCCAAAAGTTATCTAAAGCTTCGTCTACAGTTATTTGATCAAACACAGTAAGGTATTCTAGGATAACTTCATGAAAGCCGTCCTCACGTTCTAGAGTTGCAGTAAGACCAAGAATATACTTGCTGTCTACCTTGTTAAATATCTGTCTGAAACTCTCAGCAGCATATCTATGGATCTCGTCAAGCACTAACATATCTACATTGTGAATATGTTTAATTGCAGAGTTGATCACCATGACTTTAGCAAAAGATATCTTGTTCTTCTTTAACTCTTGTTCCCATTGAGATTTAAGCTCTAGTGTAGGCACAATAACAAGGCAACTTTCTAGTCCTACCTTTGTTACCATACCTTTGATAGCCATAATTGCTGTGTAAGTCTTACCGAATCCTGTAGGATATTCAGCAATACCACAAAAATTACTAGCTCTCCAGCGCCTTAAACCCTCAATTTGTCTAGATGTTCTATCTATACTCATAATTGTACTAATTTGTATTTAACAACTGTTCTTGTTCCTTTTGGATGTAAATAAGACACATCAGATGTGGCATAACTTTTAGGATAAAGTCCTTCTGCAACCCACTTATCAGCATTAGCATTGACTACTTCTGTTACATCATCGTTAAAATTTTCTTTCAACATATGGATAACACTAGAGTGATGCTTACCAATAATTCTTCCTATCTCGGATATAGAAAAACCTTCTTGTTCTAGTTTTACAGAAAAATATCTACGCATCTCTACCATATATATACCCCGATAACTTTTAATCTTAGCAAAGTATTCTTGTAGATATAATATAGATTCTAATTTTTCTATCTCTTTCTTTAGTTTTTCTATTCTTTCAGATATATCAAGATTACCCACTTGAGTTTTACCTCCTCTTTTTCTCTTTTCCATTTAATGTTTCCAAAATCGCGTTATACAGGGCTCTGCCCTAAGTTTAATTGTTTTACAAAATACATCACCCGCTCTTTCCATACACTCTTGTAGAACTTTACTAATATTCTTAGCCATATCTTCAGGTGCTTCTACTATCCACTCGTCATGGACAACATTAGGCAGTTTGACTTTAAATACTAAGTTATTCTCTACTAGATATTTGAAAAAATAAATGCCAGCAAGTTTGGTAATATCCGCAGAAGTACCTTGGATAGGATAATTAAGAGACATTCTTTCGATGTCACCTTTTTTCATGAAATATTCTCGAACTTTTGGCTTGAAATGGTTTATAAAAATACTAGAATTTTTTGACTTTTCCAACTTATAATCCTCCCAAAACCCGTCTGTTTCATATATTTCTTTGTGTAATCTCTCATAGTCTTCAAAGAAAGGAATGAAACATTTTCTTCCGCTAATATTATTAAACTGTATGTATCCTAACTTAAGTGCTCTAGCTTTCTCAGTTTTAAAATAATTTGCTAATCCAGGAAAAGCTTTGAAGTATTCTTTGTAAACTTCTTCGCCTTCCTGTATAGACAAACTAAGATTTTGAGAAATAGTTATACCCGTACCGCCATAGTTAATAGCAAAACCTGCACCCTTTGCAATCTGTCTTTTATCCTTGTGTTTATCTTTAATCTCATCAAGAGTTAAAGAGTTTAACTCGGGGAAAATCTTAGACGCTACGAAGGAATGCATATCCCCGAGACCTTGTTGATAGAAATAAATTAAATCTTTGTCCATAGATTTATTTGCAAGTACAATTTGCTCTTGTCCAGAGTAATCGCTTACTATTAGTAAGTTGCCAGGCTCTGCTTGGAAGCATCCTCTAGTACGATTATCGGAAGGAATATTTTGCATATTAGGCATTTGCGGGATACCTTGCTTAGGTTTACCTTTTTGGCCACTAGATAGTCTGCCTGTGTTCATTATTTGGGTATAATTACTATGTATTCTACCCGTCACAGGGTTAATATAATCAAACCAATTTTCTCCATAGGTACTAACTACCTTTTGATGCTCAGTGTATTCTATGTAAGTAGAGATAATAGGATGTTTCTTCTTCTGTGGGCCAAGTACTTTCTTGTCTACAGAATGCTTCATTAGTCCCGTCTCTTTATCCTTAGTCAAGGTATCTACACCAAGACTTTGCATAAACGGAATTACTTGCTTAGAAGAAGCCCAATTTAACTTACATTTTATACCATCGTCAAACAGAGAAAGCTGATTATCAATATATTGAGGATAAGTGCTTTGATTGTTTAGTATAAACTCATCAAGTAATAATTTTACAGTGTTTAAATCTTTGAGATCATCGTCGCATTTATTGCGCCAGTCTTCAGGATTCATATACATACCGCAGAATTCTATATAAGCCAACACACATACAAATTGATTGTCTAGACTTGCAGTTTTATGCAGGTTCTTTTCTTGTAGTGCAACTTCTTGCTTACGTTTTACTTGATGAAGATATTTTACATCATCAGCAGCATATTTAATAACTCTAGTAGAAAGACCTTCACGATGGATATTTCCACGCACAGATTTATCGAGCTCTATCTTACAGTATTTATATACTACTGCATCTAGAGATCTTCTAGCTGTGTCTATACCTGTTGTCAAGATTCTTTCTACTAAAAAGCTATCAAATATTTGTGTAGGAACAATGTTATAGTAATACAGAAATCTAAGATCAAACTTTGCATTATGCATAATTAACATCTTACTCTCCAATACTTTCTTATAAAGCCTAGGATCTACAGATTGACAGTCTATAACATACTGTTTCTCTTGATCACCTAACTGCATAGAAAGTAACTCCTTTGTAAAAGGATCCAAACCTCTTGTTTCTGTATCGAAACCTATAATTTCTAATTGTTCCAGGTATTCTAAAGACTCTTCGACAGTAGCCATAGAATACCCTACAGGACTAAACATAGCCTGTTGATTTGTTACTAAATAAATCATTGATTAATTGCCGTCTTCGTTGTTTGTATAAACTCTAAAAGCTCTTTGGCGAAGTTTACTATTGAGTCGTCTATATCTAAGCATTATTCTAACAAAATCTATGCCTTGCTTATAAATATATCTCATAGTTATTTTTTGTCTTTAGGCAAGAAATTAATATATGCTTGAGCACCACGTTTTGTAGACCACCATGCATGAGCAGAAGGATCTTCTTTTCGTCTAATATACTTCCATCGAGTATACCAATTTTTCTTTACCATTACTCTAAAACCAGACACTATGTTTTTTTCTGGATCTTCAGCAACTATTTTATACTTTGCCATTTTGTTGTGTTTTACTTTGTATTATTAAACCATCATGTACTATTTTATCTAGTATTTGTATTTGTGAGTTTATCTCAGTGCTTTGTAAATCAGATTTACTTAGCAAATTTAAAGCTATTTTTTCTAGCTCATTCTCTGGAACCATAACGACTTTTACAGTTCCGTTCATAATTAGTTCTACTTTCATAATTTTTAATCTAAGTTTCTAAATAATAAATTCACAATTATTAATATAAGTATTAACTGTATGAATAATAATATGGTGTTAAATACTCTCATACTTTTAGTATAAACTCCATAAATATTACTATTACAAGGGCAAAAAACATAACTCCTAGGGGAAAGCCTAGTAGTACTCCTTGCCAAAATTCAGGTATTTTTCTCATAATTAATAAGTCTAAAAACAATAACGCAATGTATTCCAGTCGATTAAGTTACGATGAATTTCTCGAAATTCCTTAATATACTCAGCTTTAAGATGATGTTTGTATCTAACATTTCTACCACCATACTGAGATATTTTACTTTCTTGAATTTCAGGAGTCCATAGTAATTCTTCCCCAGGAATGTTTTTTTCTAGATTATAAAGATGCTTACTTTCATTGTGAGTAAGAAAAATCACCTCTGCTTTTACTAATTCTTTGTAGTCCACATAGTTATTCATCATTTCAAAAAGTTCTTTATAATCTTCCTGCCAGCCTTCATAGATAACCACGGGCGAATAGTTCACATGAACATCATACCCTGATTCTATAAAAGCATCAATAGCTTTGATTCTATCTATTATCTTACTAGTATTTGGCTCTAAAATATCAGAGATTCTTTGTGGCATAAGACTAAATCTTATACGAACCTTGTATTTTGGATCAAATTCTAAAAAGTTAATAGGCACAATCTTAGTTGCAAGAGTTGCTTTTGCTACAGGGTGATCCCTAAAGAATGTAAATATATACTGCCAAGGATAGTATTTAGAATGCAAAGCAAAATCTTCGTTACAAGCTATGTCATAAGTGATGTATTTTTCATCTGTTTGATTAGGTTTTTCTACATCTGCATAGAAATATGCATGGTTATTTATACTTGTTAAGATATCTCCTATATTCTTAGCAACAGATAAACCTTCAGGTTTATGTCGTTTCATATAGCAATATCCACATTGTAGCAAACAACCGTAACCAAACGATGGAGTAATATAATCACTAGATCTACCAGATTCTCTGATAGTAAACGTTTTTCTAGTTACTTTCTCCAGCATTTTTACTGTATTTTTTAATAAACTTTTCCCAACCATTTTCTTGAAACTGTGCAATCAAAAGATCTATTTTAATTTCTTCTTCATGTCTATTGCACATACCTATACCTTTGACATCTAAGTCAGGTGAGTATTTTTTATCTGCAGGTTTACCACATTTTATACAATTCATCTTATTCTAATTTAAAGGTTAATAACTCAATTGCTTTTTGGAATCCTTCTTTGTACAATTCATAAGCAACATGCCAATTACCACTTGAATCATAGTTATTAGCAGCATTTGTTGCCAAATCTTCTAAATCATAATCAGGCATTGTTAGCCTCTGCTGCTTTTCCATTTCTTTGGCTTGTTCAATAGCCTTGTAAAAGTCTATTACATTTTGATGGCTAGTATTATGAACTGAAACAGTCATATTGTATGTTTTCATTCGTTCAATCAACCACTCTACTGCTGTTTGTTTTTCCACTCTTTCCATGTGTCAAAATCTTTTAACTGTTCCATTTGTTCTTGTCGCCATTTAGCACCTGCTATAAAGTGGTCATCAACATCTTTTAATAAGCTATCAAAGCTACGAATTGCATATTTTTCAGCAGCTTCTTCAAGTGTTTCTTTTTTCATTCTATTCTGATTTAAAGGTT